ACCTAAAATTAATTTTCTGTATTTAGTTTTAAATATATTAATCTTGTTTTTTCTAAATTTTGATTGTATAATTTAAATACTTTTAAAAAGGAAGTTTTTTTATGGATATTGAAGAAAATATTATTTTAAAACATTTTTATAAAAAAATAAGCTAGGCAGTGCCTAGCTCTTATTTCATTTGAATACCTATAATTGTATGCCCGTAAATTCCAGCATAGCTCTCAGTTCCTTGCTCAGTTCTACTATCTACATAAGGCAACCAACCATCTTCAGCAGTTTTAACACGATATGTTACATGACCTTTTGTAGATTTGATTTTTATGCAATCAATGGGCTGTCCATATATACCTGCGTAAGAGTTTGGATTGCTCCTATCATTTTTCTTGTAATTTTTAGAATTTACTTTATCTAGCCAGTTTCCATTTTTTATATGAGCTTGAACTGTAATTTCTCCATACTCTGGTTTACAACGAACACCACTAATTGCTTTACCATAAATACCTGCATAGCCCTCATCTGTGTTGTCGCATTTTTTAACTTCTGGTAGCCATTGGTCTGTGTATGCCTGATAAGTGATTACTCCTGTGTAGTCTGGTTCAACTGGATTGTTTACTGGTAAATCTGCGTTTATATATGGTGTTGGGTTTATAAAATTATCGTTTTTATCTCTTACCTCGAAATGCAAATGTGCTCCAAAACTATGACCAGTATTTCCCATGTAACCAATAACTTGTCCTTTCGATACTTTTTGTCCTACTCTAACTGTTACGCTATTATATTTCATGTGTGCATATAGTGTATAATATCCATTGTGTTTTATTTTAACGTAATTTCCATAAGAGCAACCATATCTATCGTTAGTTTTATAGTTGTTTCTAACGGCTACTACTGTTCCTTCTGTGTGCGCTGTAATATAGTCTAAGGTATAGCCAGTGCCAACTAAGTCAATACCATTATGTACCCCTTTTTTAAACGCTTGTGTGATCACATTGCCTTTATTCTTAAATACTCTACTCATATTTTGTCACCTCGATTTCATCTTTTATTTCCTCAAAAATCTCTTCTGTAGGTTCTTCTACAGGTTTCATTACTTCAAGTTCTTCATCTTCCATAAAATTCCTTCCTTTCTAAAAAAAATTAAGTTACTGGATTTATTGCCGTGCCAGTTAATTTTACCCACGTTGCTGCCGTCCTACTTCTAAAAAACACCCCGTTCTGCGATGGGACGTCAGGTATGTAAATTTGGCATATATTCCATGATGACGGGCTTCCTACTAGTAAACTAGGATTTAATGTTAACAAAACTCCATAAGGGTATGCATCTGTTGGAAAACCACTTAAATTCTGTGTGCCATATGCTCCGTTTATTGCATAAATACTATTTTCTCCACTTGCTATAACATCATTAAAGCTCCTCCCTACCCCTAGTGTTGCTTTAGCTTTCAGATATAAATTGTTTTTTTTAATTTCTTCTTTTATTTTATTATATTGAGGTATCATTTTCGACACCTCTTTTCTTTAGAATATTAAGTGTGTGTGTGTGTGTGTACAGTCACAATGTTTTCAGCTTGTTTCATATTACTACTCTCCTTTATTTTTGTAATTTATATTTGATATTCCTAATATTGCACCCATAAATGTTGTAACTGCTGTCATTATTGTTAAAACAATATCAGTGCAAGCAACGTCAAAACAATTTAGTATTACGCCTGTTAATGTTGTTAGTGCTGGTAAAAACACTAAAGTAATCCACTTTAATATGTCATAAATTTTGTTACTCATAATGTTTCCTCCTTTCTTATTTCATTAGTTTTTCCCATTTGTCATGTATATAAGAATTTTTATGTAAGTCATCTTTGTAATGCTTGTACACTTCATGTGCTCTTAGCACTAAAACTTCATCTTGTTCTATTCCTCTTTCCTTGTCTACTAAGAAGTTTACAAGAAATGACTTGCACTGATTTTCATCAATTTTATTAATTCTTGCATAAATGGGTTCAAAACCTTTATTTATTATTTTTTTACAAAACATACAAATCGTCGTCACTGCTGTAATTAAACTCGCTATTAAAATAATACATTGAATTATATCTTTCATAATTTCTCCTCTTTCTTTTTATTTTAAACAAATGACAATGTTTTCCAAGCGGTCCATGTAGCTCCCTTATCGTAACTGATCCTTTGCTGTATTCCATTCGAACCATTCATTCTTTGAATCATATATCCATCTGCATCAATAACTTCTAGCACTCCCCAAAACGAAGGTCTATTAGCAATAGTTGTAACTCCTCCATCTTTATAAATTCCTTGAGTTTTTAAATTATTGAAATCTCCAGATGTTGAACCTTTATATGCTAAACTTATTACTCGCCAAGAAAACCAGCTTCCGCCCCCAAAGCCTCTTGCATAAACAGCATCGCCAGCATAAGTACTATATCTTTGAATTGTTATTGAGCCAAAATTAAATACTTCTAGAAATCCTGTTATCGCAACCGGTCTATTGTTGCCAGTAGGAATAGAGCTGTTAAAGGTGTAAACTCCTGTTTCTTTTATAGTATCGAAATCCGTATTAACTGCAAGGTTTATCATCTTTTGTTTATTTTTAACAAATTGAGGTATCATAGTTTGACACCTCTTTTCTTTAAAATATTAAGTGTGTGTGTGTGTGTACAGCCATAAGTGTTTTAGCTATCTTCATTTATTTTTCCTCCTTATTTTCCTTTCTTAATTTTTGGTATAGTAGATTGTCTCAACAACTTGATAATTACTCATGTCTCCAGATACTCTAATTGTTATATTTTTAGATGTATTCGAAAAATAGTGATAAACATCAGGTTGTCCAGTATAAGACCACGGAAGATTTGAATTTTCAGAACCATCCGTCTTCGAAATACTACCTTCTAATTTTATAAAGTTAATATTAGTCAAATCTGTTTGAATAATTATATTTGATGCTGAACTTGGTAAGGCTATAGCAGCAAATCTTTTTGCATATTCTTTTTTGCCATCTATAATTCTTCCAGTCTCATATTCAGTTCCTGTTGTAATATTCAACTTGTCTTGTTTATTTTTTGTTTTATTATATCGAGGCATCATTTTCTGACACCTCCCTTGTTTAAACTATGACTCTCTCTCTCTCTCTCTCTCTCTCTTAGAGCGTCAAGGCTTTTACTTTTATTCATATTATCATTCCTTTCTTTCTTATAAATTTTTATACATACGAAAAATCAATCCTTAGCTTTGAAAGATACATTTGCAAAAATTGCCTTTCCAACTTCTGAATTTTCAACAGTAATCCAGCCACCAGCTGAAATTCCAAAAACACTTGCAGTGTGATTATCTAGATTTGTAATAGGATAATATGAAAACAACGTAGGTCTAAATCCTTCAGGCAATTGAAAAATATCTTTCGAGGTACCTGATTTTAAACTTAATTTTAAAAAAACAATTCCATCAACTTTATTTATTGCATTATCTCCTGCTGAATTGTATGGAACCCAATTATTCAATAATTCAGGAAATGTAGCTGAAACAGCTTTTTGATTGTTTATCAACTTTTTTAATTTTTGATATGCATTAAACACTATACTCCCCCCTCACAATAAATTCAAAATATTCGCCACTTTCACAGCCCCAGTCTGTTGTTGTCTTAATCTGATTGCTTACTGTGTTAGCTTCGCCTATCTCTCGATAATGACCGTCTGTTCCCGCATCGTCGCTACTTAATATTAGTAGTTCACCCATATAATACACATCAAGGCAATGTGTTCCAACTTTATAATAGCAAGGTAGTGTTATTGTTCCACCTTTGGCTACTGCTGCTGTTAGCTGTAAAAAGTATTTATGCTCTGTATGTAAGTTTATTTCTTCTTCAATATTATCTTGCATATCATTTAAGTTTTCAGCTGACAGCGGCGTTGTACCTTCATAAACCGCTTCTTCTACTTCTTGCTTGACGTCGCCATTCATAAAATAGGCTTTACTTTTTAATGTTCCATTTTGAAATACCTTCTTTTTCATTTCTTAGCCTCCAGTTCTTCAATTTTGCTTTGCAACTTATTTATTTGTTCTTGTTGCTCTTGTATTGCTTTGGATAATGTTGCTATTATAGGCAACTCATTAATATAATATCTTTCTTCTATTTTTCTTTTTTTGTCTGCTGGTCTCTTAATAACAAAATTAGGATCTATTTGTTCCATTTCTTGAGCTATGTAGCCTATGTTATAATGTTTTCCATCATCTTTTTTATCAAATTCTTTATGTTTAATTTTTTTGATTATATCTAAAGCACATGCACTACTATTTTTTATATTCTTCTTTATTTTTTTATCTGATGAAATATTATCTGCATAAATATTTCCATCAACATTTAAATCGGCTCCATGAATTTGTACCATACTAGAAGGGTACATTGATATAGTTGCTTTTTTATTAGCAGTTCCTAAAAATATAGTTCCACCAGCCACATGCAAATCTCCGTTATCAGTTTGTAGAACATAGTTTTCTCCGCCAATTTTAAGCGAATAACTTCCGACTTGAATTTTTAAAAAATTCAACAGCATTTAATATGTTGATTTTTGGTGTATTGCTATCATATGAATTTTCTGGAATGATTTGCAATAGAACATCTTCAGTTTCTTTATCTATAAAAATTATCTCTCCATCTAGTCCACCAACAATTTTAACATTTCCAAAAATTATACCACTTCTATCTCCAGAAAGAACTAAATCACATGCAGTTAACACTAATTGACCACTAAAATCTCCCGCATTTTTGCTAGCCATTTTAAAATCTTTAACGAAAAGTATTGGCCAAAACTTTTGATCACTTTGTGTTGTCATCCCCCAAGCCATTCCATCTTTAATACTTTGATTATAGTCTCCAGGAACCGCAAAGGCTATAAACTTATTTCCATCAAATTTTTGAACACCCATATTTGCAAATACCGTTTCACTATCGTAAAAGTGCTGCCCTGTTTTATCCAAAGACATCAATACTTTTTTATTGTCATCTAATATTGCTAAACTTGCATTTTGATTTATAATCATCATTTGAATAAATTCAGCAATTTTGTTCCAAGCAACTTTAACAGCTTCTGAATTTATTTCCAAATATGTTGCAAATTCATTTTTATCTAATTTAGCGCTTGCCATTATTTCAATTTTTCTGGCGGTTTGTTCTATTCCTGTTTTAAACTCTGATTCAGTTATATACATATCAGTGAAATCATTTTTTACAATGTATTCTGCATAAAATTTGTTTCCTACCATATCGATTAAGTAGATATAATTGTCACCTTCAAATAACTCAATATTTATATTGTCTAAAGGTTCTTTTATAGGTTCTTCTAATTCCTCTAAAACATAAAACTCTGTTAGTTTTAATCTACGTAGAACATAATCTTCATCTTTCGTTATAACTAAACTATCATAAATATTGCCTTTAAATCGTAGCTCTTCAATGTCTATTATGTACTCTTTTTTATCTGCAGACGGATTAGTTCTACTTTGTTTATCTACTACTATTTTATATTTCATATACTACCCTCCCCTTTGATTTGGCTGTAGTCCTGCTCTTGGAAACAAATTTGCTCTTGGGAACATATTTGCTTCATAAGTCTTATTTCCTTGCACCTCTAGTCTTAATATATCAGCTTGTCCTGCATCTTTAATATGTATCTCACTTACTCCATCAGTTTCTCTCTTATATTCTGCTGTATTAGATACAGTTTGCTTTATTACATTGATATCTTGCTCTTGTTGAGTTAGTTTTGTTTCGTGTTCAGAAGTTTGCTCTGCTAGTTGAGTTATTTTTTGATTTTGTTTATCTACCAAAATGTAAGTTTGATTTATTTTTTTATCAGTACTGTCTGCATACTTATACTCTGTTTCTGTTTCCTCTGGTTCATCTGTATATAATTTTTCAGATAGTCCATCGTCTAATTCTATTTCATTATTCAGTAAAATTGTTTTGTATGTTACTTCATTTAACACAAAATTAAATATGTCACATACTTCTAAGAACAAAATTCCTTTACTTTGCACATCAAATATATAAAAGCTTAATGTTTTTAAGTAATTAAACATTGCATCAATGTAATCTGCTCTATCATTTGTACTGAGTAGCTGATTATCAGATATTCTGTATTCGTGTAGTCCGTTGGTAGCAATGCTTTCATCATCTTTTCTGTAAATGTTATCGCTTTCTTCTGCTCTGCTAAATACTAAAGAATTTATTATGTATTTTTCTCCAATTGTAATATTGTCTTCGTCTAAATAACTTTCATCTATATTTTGATTTGTTTCTGTTGGATAAATTAAATATAAATTATTTCCCTTAAATAATAAAAAGCTACAAGTTATTGTAGCAATCTCATCTAAGATATCTCTATAAGTGTAGCCTATTTCTATATGTAGCATTGGATCTACTAATTTATCTGAATTTATAAAAGTTTCTGGTATATTGTCAGTATTCCAATTTAATTTCTGACAAACAGCTAGTAAGTAATTCCTTACTGTTAATTTTTCAGTAAGTTCTAACTCGCTATCTACCATTGCCTCTTGCATTTTAGTATGAGCTAAAATTCTATATGAATTGGTATCTTCTTGTCTTTCACAACTCTTAACATAGTAAGTATTTAAATCTATATAGTTATAGTTTTTTTCATTTACTTTTACGCCTATTTTTCCTGTTATCTTAGTTTTGTTTGGCATATATATCTTAGAGTCTATTTCGATTTGATGCATGACTGTTTTGAATAGTGAAGTATTAAATGATGGCTTTATATAATTCAAATTATCACTACTTATGTCATTATTGTTTGCTTTTAATTTCACATCAAATTGTCTACCATGAGTTCGTATATCGATTTTGAAATTATCATCTACATTTATCATTATTCATAATGCTCCCTTTTTTTATTTGAGATTACTGCACTGCTGTATCCTTCTACTTTTCCTAAATATTTTTGTGAATACTCTTGATCATTCGAATAACACGACATATTTACTATTTTCTTTTTTAGATCTGGGTTGTAGAATGTTACTTTGTTTTCCGCCTTATTAAAAAGAGATAGGATTACTCCTACCTCTTCATCATTTAACCTTCTAAATGTCATTGTTATCTTGGGATATATTCCTTTAAGTGTTCCTAAGTTATCTCCAGATAAAGACCTTCCAGTATCTTTTCCCCAAATTTTGTGATAACCAAATTTAGCTTCTGTTAAATATTTAGCCATTTTTACACCATCTATTATTAAACTTTCTTTATCTATTAGCATAATTACCTCCCATTAGTAGCAAAAGCTAATTCTTGTTTTCTTTTTGCTTGTCCTCTTTGTATTGTTCTTCCATCTAAATTGATTATATATGAGCCTCCTGAAGTTCCAATTTTAGACGCTAGCTTGTCTGCCAAAACATCTAACCACTCCATATTATTTTCTAGAGGTACAACCGCTTCTCGTCCAGCTTCTCCTATAATTGCTTGCGTAGGCTGTGATATAACACCGCCTTTTGCTAATCGTGGAAGATTAAATGTATTCAAATATCCTAAATTGATTCCTGGAACTCGATTTATTACATCAGTCAGACTATTGATTGCTCTAATTGGCGAATTAAGAATATCTTCAATAGCTCTTAACACGCCATTTACCACAGCTTTAAATGCTCCTGATATTGTAGCACCTACTGTTGTTCCTACATTTACTGCCATTCTTCCTATCAATATAAACATTGTTTTAGCAGTATTTTTTATGCTTTCCCAAATATTGCTGAAAATATTTTTAATGTTTTGCCAAGCCCCTTTCCAATTTCCAGCAAATACATTTTTAATAAATGAAATTATTTCATTGAAGTTAGCTTTTATTCCGTTAAATGTGCTATCGAACCAATTTAATATTTCTTGCAATCCATGAACAGCATTGTCGTACATATCTCCAATTGTATCTCCAAACATTTGCCTAATCCAATCACTTTTGCTTGCTAACCAATCAATTCCACTTTGAAAAAATGCTTTTATTTGTTCCCAGTATTTAACTATAGTTCCCCATATAATCACTACCGCTGCTATAACTGCCAATGGTAAATTAGTTATAGTTATAGCTAATCCTAATATTGCAATTCCTATTCCTTGAATTACTTTTCCAAAATTATTAAACGTCGGATCATTCAAATAAGCAATTAAACCTTGTATCGCTAAGATAACTCCTGTTACCATAATGCCTATTCCCAACGCCTTAATTATTAGCAATTCGTTTTTTATAAGCCCTAAATCAGCAGCTAAGTTTAACGCTTTAAATACTAATATTGTTGTTACTATTCCTGCCATTACAGATAATATTAAATCTTTGTTTTCTATAATCCATTTTAGCCATGTTGGTATTTCTCCTTGTATATTACTTAAATCCATACTCGGTGCTGAAACTCCTGTGCCTCTATTATCTTGTAGTATATTCATTTCGTCAAAACCTTGTAATGACTTTTGTATTTCTTTTGCTGATTTTGCTGTACCACTTGCATTATTTTTCATTTTTTGAAAATTCTTAGCGCTACTATTGCTAAACAAATTTATTCCAAACCACGCTGTGCTTATCGCATTTATGTAACTCAAAGCAGTGTATAATAGTTTAATAAGTGATTGTACTATAGGTACTAAAGCGTTTGCTATACAATATCTCATATATTCTAAATCTGTTGATACTTGACTATTATATTGAGAAACTATACTTATTATACTTCTTACTGCATTCCAGGCAGTTCTTATACCAATTATTGCAAATGCCATTTTACCTATTTTACTTATTTGTCCTTGAATACCTTTGCCTATATTGTTTATTTGATTCTGAACTTTATTTATTTTTATAGATTCAATTTTATTTTTAAATTCCTGTACCTTTGCATTATTTTCAGTTTGCTTTGCTTTTATTCTATCTAATTTAGAATATACTTTATCAATTTTTGAGGCTTGCTTATCTATTTCTAGTGTTACTTGTGAATATTTTTGTTTCATTAAGTCAATATTCGTAGTAAGTGAATTATATTGAGGCACATTAGTACTACTTAACCCACCTAATGTCAAAGTTTTTCTTTCTGCTTCTAGTTGTTTAATTTTTTCTTTATATTTATCCGCTTCGTTACATAATTTTTCATATTGACTTATTTCTTCTTGCAGTCCTGTTGCCTCTTTATCAAGTCCTAAATTATCTGTTTGTGTCTTTTTTATTTTATTTTCTAATTCTGTAATGTCTTTATCTATTCCACTATTGTCAAGTTTTGTTTTGATTTTTAAGTAACCATCCAACTCTCTCACCCACTTCTCAATTGCTGTTCAAACAGCTCATCAAGTCTTCGTTCTTCAGCTGTTTTTATATTTTCTTTTTTTAGTGCTAACTGTTCTTTTTGCCTTGCCCATTTTTCATATTCTTTACTGTCTTTTATTTGACTTATATCGAAATCTCTTACAAACCTAACTCTACTCAAAATACATTTTTCACTGAGCCCACAAAGCAAGTTATAAAATTCCCACCAGTGCATATATGTATTTTTATTTAATTTAATTTTGTAGTCATAAAAAAAAGAAGTTCTAATGTATTCCCAGTCTTGCTCGAAATCCATGTCAACTTCAATTTCTTCTTCATCGTTTTCTATTTCTTTACCACAATTCAAATATTTCATTCCTATTTTTAAAAGTTCTTGCCAGTTTTCACTATCTTGTAGCCCTTTATTACCAAAAAGTAAATATATTATTGCTAATGCTCTTTCTTCTTCAGAAACTTCACTTCTTGCTACTTTTTCACATTGTAGAGCCACTTTGTAATCTGTGTTTATTTTGTACTTTTTGTTTTTTATTTGTGCATATTTAGGATAACTATTCATTAGTTATCACATCACTATCTACTACCTTGTATTTTTCTTTTATTCTTTTCTCCATATCACTTACAGTTAACTTCATTTTATCCATATAAGGTTCTAATGCTTCTGATATATCATCCCACATCTCGAAATATGGATTTCTTCCATTTAAGAATTTCTTAGTTCCGCCCTCTCCCAAAAATAAGTCCATTGCTTCTTCCATTTCTTTATAGCATTGTTTAAATGCTTTCACTTTTAGTACCTCGTTAGAACTTAATAATTGCTTTCCTTTATGGTCTTCTTTCTTATTTATTATTATCATTTGTGCCTTTAAGCTATTTCGTGCTTGTTCTATTAAATTTATGCATTTATTATATTTCAACGGCAAATCTATATCCCCTAAGTCAAATTGTATATAAATTTCCTTATTGTTCTCATCTTTCATAATGTTTCCTTCTTCATCTTGAAAACCTAGTTGTATTACATCTTTTTTGTTTTTTAATTTAATATATTCCATATTTCCTCCACAAAAAAAAAGACATCAGCTTATCTCTAATGCCTTTAAAATATTTATTTCAATGCAATTTATTGCTTTTGTTTTAATTTAAAATTGAATGTATTTTTTTCCCTAAATATTGAGTCACTACAAATTTGAAGTGATAAATTTTCTGCTTTGTCTTTTTTAGTATTTATAAATGTAAGAAATCCCGTTTTTGATCCGTTGTCCATTAAATTTGAACTATCTAGATGTTCTCCACCCCAGACGTTGTAATAAAGTGTAGGTTGCTCTAATTGTTCTCCATTACTATTAATTAAACGCACATTGCTATTAATTCGTTTTTCTTCTCCACTAACATTTGTATATTTTAGAAAAATTGCTATCCATTGTTGATCTGCAACTACACTATAATCATCAATTCTGTCTCCTTTTTCCCTTGTCTTATATTTTTCCAATTTAACAGTAAAATCACCTAAATTTACTGTGTCTCCTATATAATAAGTTTCAGATGAATCTGACATGTTAGCTGGTTTAGCATTACTATTTACTATAATTTCTATAAAGGCTACACTTATGACAACAACAAATATAATTACAATTATTATATTTTTAGATATGGTTGTTTTATTCTTTACGTTATTTTCTTTATTAATAATAGTTATTTTATTTCCACACTTAGTACAAAATTTTGCGTCATTTGGTATTTTATTTCCACATTTGTTACAAAACATATTTTTACTCCTTTTATTATTCATAAGAAGAGTATAGTATAAAAATCGACAAAAAGCAATAAGTTAAATTATACTTTTTGTCGACTTTATTCGACAATATATGTCGAAATTATGCAGTTTCTTCTGTAAATGTTGGTACACCACTTGTAAAGGTAACTGTTCCAAATGTTGGGTCGCCTTGTACTTGAATTTTGTATTTAATCTTAAATGCATTTCCACCTTCAAGTGCATCAGAATCTAGCACTATCAAACATTTAAATAGTCTTGCATCATATTTTGGTACAGATTCTGTATCAGTTACTCTATACTTAAATACTTCAAGTAATTCTGTTTCTAAGTCTGTTCCTTCTTTCATTTTGAACATTAAATCATCAATATATGTAAATACTGGATCTCCTTTAAGAGCTACTTGTTCTATATCAGATCCTAAAGCATAACCATCAACAGCATGTCTTTCATTCTTTTCAATTATCCAATGTTCGTCTGTTGTTTTAGCACCATAACTGTTCTCTTTGGAAGTAATACCTTTTCCAAGAATTGACCAAGTTTTGCTTGTGCCAGTTGGTGTTGTATTTAAGAAATTAACTTTAGCAGTATTATTTAGCCTTTCTAATTTTACTTCTGTATCAGCCATTGTTTTTTCCTCACTTTCTAAATTTAATAAACTAATTTCGTTTGGAGTATCATTTGCGACTGTTTTTCTTTTAGTTGCCATATTTAATCCTCCTTATAATATTTTAAGTAACATTGGATACGGTAAATAGCTTCATTTGCATTTGTAGCGAATATGTAACCATTTGTCGTTGCTCCAATTTCATATATTCCCTCTATTTTTGGGTATATTTTTTTATTATTATTTTCTTCTAACCAATTTTTATAATTCTCAAAGAATTTAGAATTATCTATATTATTTTGAATATCTTCGTTCCAATATAATTTACTGTCAAAGGTAAATAAAAACTGATAATCTCCACCTATCATATATTTTTGAATTACTGGCTCATATCCAGCATTCTCATTTATTGAGTAAGTTTCTACCTTATCAGTTAAATATTCTATATTTAATTCAGCATATTCTTTTAAATAAGGACATTTACTAATATAATCTCTTACAATATCAATCATTGCTTTACTCATTTATTTATCTCCTTCTGACCTGCATTTAATATATCTTCAAAATGGTCTGCTAACATTCTTTCAACAAAATGGTCTCCTCTTAATGCCCCTCCATGATAATTTAATTTCCTACCACTTGGCACTTTTTTAATGTTTGGTCTGCTCCAATATCTACCTGAATTTTTATCATAGAATGCACCCTTCTTTGTAATAGGGTCTACATATAACTCTCCTTCGTGCTGATAATGTGCATGGTGAGCATTTATATCAATTTCTCCTCGCCCCGCATCTGGTTTATTGCTTAGTAATCTGGTTACCAATTCATGGTTTTGGCCCATAGGAACATAAGGTTCTAAATATCCTATAAAAGCACTATCTATAACTTTCTGTGTTCTTCCACCATCAAGGCCATATTTGTCTATTATTTGTTGCTTTTGAATACTACTAAAAGCTACTATATAATCTACTTTCATATTAAGCTCCTGTTACAGAGAAATGCCACATATCTTCTGAGCCATAATCTTTAATAGCAATGTTTGTAATTTTTATTACTTCTTGATAATCATTCAATAATTTAGATATAGTTGTAAAATTCACTACCTTTCCTTTTATCAAATAATCATCATTTTGTAATGTCCATGTTTTTTGCTTCTTCTTAAATTCTTCTGGCTTTTGATATTCTTCATTTCTGCTATCATTTATCAATATTCTTGCAGACAAACCATCATTTTTAGTTAGTTGTGTTCCATTTATAGATATTCCATCATTAGAACTCCAAAATCCTTTTACATAGCTTACTTTATATGCTTTTTTATGGTCGTTATCTGTGTATTGATTTATTACTGTTATATCTTTATCAAACATATCTTCCATATTAAACACCTCTATATAATAAGCCTGTATGTAATAAATATCTTTTTAATTCTTCTTTAATTTTCTCTTTTTGGTTAGAAATTTCTACATTAATATTATCTATTCCTATAGTATCAAATGTTCTTGAATAATCTCCAACACTCTCACTCTTTAGATTATTGTTCGATAATATTGTATCTTTTTTATTTTCTAATTGCTCAACTTTTAATAATATATCAGCAACAGAGCAAGTTGCCATTTGTGCTTCATCTTCGTAGCCTTTTATATCTCTATTGAAGATGTTTTTTTGTACTTCGTAACTTGCTCTTACTATTACTTTATTAAAGTCGGTTTCGGGCATGTCGCCCTTATATGTGTTTTTATAAAAATCATAATCGGTATAATTTGTCATGCCCTTTTCCTTTCTATGCAAAGTCTACTAGTAAATCATCATCTAGGTCTTTTACACCGTAGATAATATCAAAAGAAACTTTGTCAGTTTTTGTTTTAGAATCATAATCAAATACAACTCTAACAGCCAATCCATTTGCAGAAGCAATAGCAGCTTTTGCAGCTCCTTGTGGTAATTCTAGTTGTCTAGTTACTAAAGCTAGTCCATTTCTATGGAAGCCTAAAGAGTGAGCTTTATTTATAAGCATTGCACTTACAGGTGTTTCTATTGCAAATGGTACTTTTTCAGTTACTTTTAATGTTCCTGCTCCATCTGCTAAAGTTGCATCTTCTGCTACTTCAAATAAATAGCCATTAACGATTAATTTGTCTCCTGCTTTAATAGTACCTGTTTTTGCAGAGCCATCAGATACAGTGAATTGAGTAGCTCCTTTTGTACATTTTACTTTATAAGCAGTAGCAGTTCCAGCTGTTGCCGATGTGTTTTCAGGTGTATTTTGGCTCATAAATGAGTTCATAGTGTAAACTTTTCCAATTTCAGCTTCTTTTAAAGCTTCACTATCTCCTTTGTAACATGCTTTAGCAAAATTATCTAAAGTATTATATTTATACAAAGTATCTACTGCTAAGACTAAATTTCTGTTGTTATCTCTTGGAGCTTTCTTTTTATCTAATGCTTTTGCAACATTAGCAATATCTCCTATAACTGGTGTTGCTGATACAGATACTTTAGAACCAGCTTTTTCAATTCCTACTGTTAATAAATCAATGTCTACTGCTTGAGCAATTGCACTTAATGCAGGAGTAATTACTTGTTCACTAAAATCTTTTATATCTAATGTCATTTCTTTTGATGTTACAGGGATTGTAACATCTCTGTATCTATCTAATTTAACAGGCACTGAACCTTCTGATAGATTTTGTTCTTCTGTTTCTCCTATAAAATTTTTAGCAACAAACTTGCTTGGTTTTCTTACTGTTATAGTATCTCCTACCTGCACAAATTCTTTTGAATAATCTCTATGTACTAAATTAGCCATAGTTAAATTTGATTCTAATACCATTAATGCTTCATTAGCAATTATTTGTGGTGTTAATATTGTGTTTCCCATATTCTATTACCTCTTTCTTTCTAATTATTTTGTTTTCTCCATTGTTTATAAGTGTTGTAGTCCATTTTTTCTGGATCTCCACTTATTACTTTTCCTTGCGGTCCTTGTGTTGGACCTGAAAATGTTGGCAAAGGTTTATCATTGTCAAATAAATAATCGTGGCTTTCCTTAATAGAGTTAATTTGTTCCTCTAATCCTTCCACGATTTCAAATTTGTCATTGTATTTAACCTTTGCCATATCTAGCATTTTACTCAAAATACTAGCGTCTTTTGCTTTATAGTTTAATAAAGCCTTGTCTAAAGCATTTTGCTTTTTAAAATCTTCGATTTCTTTAGAACCTTCTGTTTTTCCTCTCTCGTACTCAGATTTTTTAATAGCTTCGACGTCCACTTTTTCAAGTTCAGCTATTTTGTTATTCTTTTCTGAAATAATAGTATCCTTAACATTTAGTTGTTCTGTTAATTCATCTATTTTAGCCTTTAATGCTGTTGTGTCTTTTCCGGAATCAATCATTATTTTTTCGATTGCATCAGTTTCGATTCCTAAATCTTCTAAAAATTTTCTTTTCATAATGTTTCCTTTCTCCTACTACGAACTTTTACGTGTTTTTCGTTCACGATGTAGTTATGCACTTGTTCACGACCTGCATATAGTCGAATTTGGATATAAAAAATAGAAGTTCAGGTGGACTTCTATGATTTAACTATTTAATTATCTTTGAAGGTTAGGATTTGCACCTAACATGATAAATACAGGTCAATTTATATTTATCTTACACAATTTGACCAGAGTCTGTACCTCTGCGTATTAGCGTCTACCTATTCCGCCACCTCAAATATCTATATTAATCTTCTATTTTTCTAATTATTCTTTCTTCTGGTATCGGAGATATTCCTGCTATATAGCATTGTTCGCCTCCTATACTTCCTTGTATGTCAGTTATAATTACAATACAACCGTTTGTTAATTCTACTTTGTCTCCTATTTTATATTTCATTACTTTATCACCTCTTTTATTTCATCTTGTCTTATAGTCTCTGTTTCATATTCTGGATATTCTCCTGTATCATCTACTAATATATCAGCTTCATACGCTTTTCCTTGCTCATATATTTCCACTATTGTTGCTTTTCTACCATCTTTTAATATCACAATATCAAACATTTTTATTTTCATCATTATTACCTTCTTTCCACTTTTTACTTGTTACATATGCACTTGTCATCTTAGTCTTTTTCGTATCTTTATCTATTATCCAAGCTGTTTTTACATTTGCATTCTTACCGTTTTCTCCTGTCAAATTCATTATAATTTCGTATCTTGTACCATATCCCAAATCTGGCTTTTCTGTTGCATTAAACTTATTTATATTAGTTCTTATATTCTCTATCAATTTATTTGAATTGCTTAAGTTATATCCTAGTGCTTTTTCAAATGCTTCTGCCTTATTTTTATCTTTTAATGGATTTAATGCATACTCAGTAAATTTTTCTTCTGGTATTATGGCTTCTTGATAATTTGGTAATAATATTATATCATTTTTTTCTTTTATTGTCACATTTTTATATCCTTTTATATATTCCCTTGTATAATCTCTCTTTAATTTGTTTTCTTCTGTAAATGTATTTAATCTGTCTTGCCATTCTTTAGCTTTTATACTCGATTTTTTATAGCCTTCTTCATCTTCTACTTTATTAGCAATTACTTGTTTTCTTTTCCATCTACGAATGCCATTTTCCAAGTATCTTTGCTTCTGTGTTTTTTCGTATTCTTCCTTGTTTTCATCATAGGTAAATCCTAAATCTTCTTTTTTTGTGGAGCCATACCAAACAGTAAATAAGTGCTTGCAGTTAATACCTACTATTCCTCGTGCATCTCCATAATTACAATGTTTCATAAAGTCTGGTAGTTTCTTTTCTTCTTCTGTGGCCTTTCCATCGTAGTTCCAACAGAAGAATTGTAATTCTTGCCACCAAGCATGATTTGTATAATCTTCTCCTCCATCTCCAGTTCTAGCTCCAAAGTGATTTGTTACTCTTATTACATGATTTCCACTTTCTTTTATTACTTCTTCATTTACTTTTCCTGCTAGTCCTCTTGTTGCTACTAATAAATCTCTTCTTACTGTTCCCACAACATCATAGTTCTTTGTTAAGCCGTTTTTGTCTTGGTAAGTAAGTATAGATATACCTTTGTCGCCTAACTTGTCTAAACTGTCTAATATTGCCTCCTGATAACTACAAACCCCTGCATTTGTTTTTATGTATGTTTCTGTTATTATATCTGTATAAGTTTTCCTTACTTGTTCTTGTATAGTTTTGTTTAAATTTAGAAAAGATTTTTCTATTTCATCATAACTATATTGTATTATATTTTGTATATTTACACTATTTATTATTGTTTCTGGATTTAATAAAGCATTTTTTTGTGTTGCTATATTTAATTGATCAACAGGTATAGAGCTTATGCCTATATCTTTCATTGCTTTCGCTAATTCTTTTTTTGTTTTTCCAGTATATTCTTCTAATAGTTTTAATGTTTCACTATTTAGTCCTCCAAGTTCTTTTATTTTTTCAAAATACCAATAATCACTGTTAATAAATTCTTCATTTATATTAAAATGCTCTGCAATTTTCTTTATTAGTTCTAGTTCTATTTTAGAATATATACTTATAATAGGCTTTATTGCACTTTGTATTTTATTTTCTATCATAAACTATTCCTCTTGCACTTCATTAGGTATTTGTTCTTTAGTTCGTTCTCGTATTTTATTCACATACTCTGTTGCTTCTTCTTCTGAATAATCTCTTGTTTGCATAAAATATTCTATGTCATCTATCAATTTTGCATTTCTTTCAACTAAGGCTTGTGATTGTTTCTTTTCACTATCAACTAAAATACTATCGTCCCAGTCAAAAGTTGTACTTGCTTCAACTTTATGCTTGATACCGTACAAACTCATTAGAATATCTGTACTATAAACTAAATCTTCTAAAGCTGTTTGTAATGCTCCTTGTATATCTGATACAGTTACATAATAATCTTGCTTGGAAGTTTTTATTTCTTCTACTCTTTTCTCTACCTCTGTATTTTTACTTAGTATTCCAAAAGCTAAACCACACTGACTCTCACATTGTCTTAATAATTCATTTAATCCATTAAACAACGATGTATCACGTATTGCTGGGCTAAATACATTCCATTTACTTGTTTTATCTCCGTCAATATCAATTGTTCTATATAATCTCTCTTTTCCTTCTGGTAATATTGAATTGCCTGCTTTATCCTTTTTGAACATTAGTTCATCAATGTCAATGGCAAGTTCAGAGCCTTCATACTCCCATAAAGTTCTACTAAATTGTTTGTCTATCTCTTTTAGTGTATCAATGGCATTTGCAAATATTGCAACACCTACAGGGCTAGTATTGTCAATAGGATTTGCAATAGGTATTCTAAAGTATCCTCCTAGCAATCTATTAACATCATTTATTTGTATTTCTTCTTGGATATTAGCCCAATCTTGCACTTGTGAAAGTAAGATTTGATTACCTAATATATTAGAATTATGTACTGTAGTTTTATATGCTTTGTTCTTTATTGTTAATACTGTGTCATTTAATTCTTGATATTCAAGCCTTGTATATATCTCATTTCCTCTTGTGATTTGGTCAATAAAAATAGCACCTAGCAATTCGCCAGTGCTATCAAATTTTGTAGGTATAAATTTATCAGCTTGAATACAACTTATTTTTATCTTTCCATTAGCATAAAATGGTTTAAAGAACATTCCACCTTTGCCAAGAGCATACTCTGTATTAGTTCTTATATTCTTAATAAACCTTTGATATATTTTATCTATCTGTTTATCATCTACTTGTGATTTAAATTCTATTGTTACAGCCTTTGCAACTTTTTCACATATTGTTTTCGCAACATGTAATGATTTTACTTCTTCATTTAACCATGGTGCTTTACTATTATAAATATCGGACCATTTTTCAATGGCTGACAGTATTTCATTGCTTGTTGATATATCTATATTAAAATCTTTTGCTATATCAGTTGTATTAAACATCTTATTTATTGCTCCTTTTATAAAATTTACTATTCTTTCAAACATTTTCATGTTCCTCCTATGCAACTCTACTATATTGTCTTATATATCTTTCCCAGCTGTATTCAAATGCATCTAATGTGTCTATGTCTGATGTTCCATCATCTAATCTTTCATCTTTTCCCTGTTCTTTTGGTTTATCATTATACACTGCATTTTCAAACGCTAACTCTAATGTTTTACAATCATGTGTCATAAAGTATCTAAAACTAGCCATTAAACTAGTAGTACATCTTACTCTGTCTATTATCTCCTCTTTGATACTGTTTCTAACGATTATGTGCGGATATTTTCTTGACACCATAGTTTTTATTCCATTTATCAGTGTTTGTTCAGCACTATCTGGATACATTGTACTGACTTGTCCATATTTATTTTGTACTCTTTCGATAAATAAATCTAATGCATTATATAATTGTTGTGGAGTCATTCCTGTTGCTTCTATTCTTTCTGACATCAAAGATGTTAATTTTGAGTAATCATTCTTTAAACCACTTGCAACAAATGTATGTGCAGAACCATTGCCACCAAAATCTATTCCTATTTGAATGAAGTCATAATCTGGGTTATCAGTATAATATGCTTCTTTATTATCACTATAAACAGTATATATGGAACCTTCCGCAGTTACCCACAATCCTAAAATGTTTCTCTTATAGAATACTCCTACAAACATTCTCTTATACCTTTCTTTTACTGCTTCTGATAATGTTAAATTATCGTCCATTGTAAAATGTAGATATAATATATTTTTTTCTTGTATCTTGTCTATATATTCTAATTTAAACCAATGATTTGGACTTTTAGGATTACAATTAAACCAAAATTTGGCACCTTCAATACTTAATCTTGCTACACCTTGTTCAACAAATGATTGTGGCATCAATGCTACTTCGTCAAAGAATATTCCAGCTAAAGTCATACCTTGTATCAAATCTTGACTAGCTTCATCTTTTCCACCAAACAAATAAAAATAGTTAGTTTTTCCATTTTTACTAACTATTAATAAATTTTCACTTCTTTTATGTTCATATCTATATTTTAATGAATGTAATTGTTTTTTTAATGTGTTAATAACATTCCTGTTTAAAGAACCTATCGTTTTACCACATATGGCAAAATCGCATTCATCATATTTTTCCATAGCCCACATTACAAAGCTTGGAGCCATACTTACTGTTTTTCCACTTCTGACGGATCCATCTGCAATAATTCCATCTTTGTCTTTCATTGGAGAGTTATCATTCCACCAAGTAAAAACTTTTAGTTGCTTATTAGACATTGGTTTCCATTTGAAATTAGCTTTACCCTTCTTCATTCCAAATATCCTCCGTCTTTTGATTTAACGCTTCTATAAATGAATTGTCTTCGTCATTATAATCTTCTTTAGGATCTAATATATCATTTAAATCTTTCAATGCAGATGTTAGCTCTTTTAGCCCTTTTCTATCTATAATGTCTATATATGACTTTATTTCTTCCTCTTCATTTATTGTTTCTTTACTTGGTTCACACATATCGTAATTGTATTCTACTGTCTTAGTCTTTTTCTTATTTCTCGCTATATGCATATTAAGTTCATTATTAGCTTGTACTATTTTGCTTAACAAATCATTTGCTACATCTTTTACTTGTATTATTTTATTAGCTTCTTTTTCCGATTCTTTTTCAAGTACTTTTTCTATTACTTTAGTACTTTTTTGTTCCTCTTTTAGTACCTTTTTTTCTTTCCAACCTTTTGTACTCTTTTTGGTACTTCCGTTTTGTTTTATTCCTTTATCTTTTAAGAAGCTACTTACTGATTTATAATTACCTAATATATATTCTTTTTCTAACTGCTTCCAGTCATACTTTGCCACCTCGCTCACCTACTTTGTTTTGTCTTTAATGTTTTGGTTTACATTCATTTTTTTACCTCAAAATATTTGTCTACTATTTCATGTATAATGTCGTAAGAATTTGATATTATATCTGCTACATCTTCTTCTGAATATTCTTTTGCATCATGTGTTATATAATTATCTATATAGCAGTGTGTCAATTCATGTATTAAAGTAGCTCTTTTTCTATCTATTGGCAAATCTCTATCTAAATATATTTCTTGTATATCACAATGTGTAACTCCGTAGTATCTTGGAGTTACGCTTTTTATATTATCGTCTTCATTTGCTCTTCTTTCATTTTGTATCCTTTTTATTTCACTTTGTGATTTTTCTTCTATTGTCCATGTTCTGTTATTTATTTTAAACTTCATTTCATTTCTCCTTTACATCTACACAAATCTCAAAATATGCACATTTCTCACATTGCTTTTCTCCCTCAACAATACACTTTTGTCTCTTCTTGTTTGCGTATGCTTTTCTTATTTTATATTCTTCGTCTATATAAGACGCTATTATACTACCTCTCATAAAATACCTCTTTTGTGTTTTTATAATTCACTATGCAATGATATGTAGGAGCTATGCTCTCCCCGTGGGGTTAAGTTTTTTAACAGTTACCCATAAAACCGTAGTATTACCTGCGTTAAAACCTAAACATATTATTTTTTATCACTGCATACTAAATTATAGAAAAATAGAGCCACGTTCTACGAACATAGCTCCGTAAAAGATATTTCCTTTTCTTGGTTGCGATGGTTGGAATCGAACCAACTGCCTTTAGCTTATGAGGCTAACGAGATTCCAGTTCTCTACAATCGCAATATGTAGGAGGTTTTAATTTTATTTTCAACGTAGGTTCCTCACACTTTATACTACGCATATCTAGGAGCGACCTAGCAACTGGTATAATAATTTATTTAGTATTATTATTATCTTCTTATTGCATAATAAAAGAGCCTACATTTGTAAGCTCTTTATTAGTCGTAAGGACTTATTTTATAAGCTCTTACAATTCAATTTTGTTATGATATTTTTTCCATATGTTTCTCAATTCATCTATGTTACCTTTAATACATTTAGTTACAGCCGTAATTTCTTTTTCATTCATTTTTGTCTGTGACAAAACTTTATAATCAATTAATGAAATTGATATTTCTTTGTCTCTATATGTGACATGACAATGTTCTATATTATGGCCGTTTTCTTTTGTCCTAATTTCTACAATAATCCCCTCTTTATTGACAACTTTTGCATACTTGAATGGAATTTCAAAAGCGACCATTAATTGGGTTCTTATTGATTCTAATTCTTTTTCTTCCATATTTATACCTCCTTTTGAAGGATTCTATCATGCTTTACTTAAAAAGTCTGTCGAAACTTGTCAATAAAATTATTTTTTTGTTATTTTTTTAAGGAGCTAGATTTCTCTAACTCCTTTTTGACCTACTACTATTTTAACACATTTTTTTGTCAAATTTACGCCAATTTTACGCCAACTTTTTTAATTCTTTATGTACTGCATATATTAAGTCCCCTTTGCGTCTTACAAATGTTCTTTCTGATATTCCAGAATTTATTATTTCCCATTTAGGTTTGCTTTTAATATAAAATTCCTCGAATATGTATTTACTATCCTTGTTAACTAGTTCTACTGCTTGTACTACTGCTTTGTATTCTTTTATTGCTTTTTGCAAATGCTCGTTTTCTTGAAGTTCTATTACTGCTTTTAATGTTCTGTCTGATACGCTATATGGTGCTTTAGGCATTCCGTCTAATACTGGAGAGCCTATGCTCATTATATCTGCTCTTATGTTCATAATTTTTAGGCAATTATAGTTATACCTTTTTAAGCATAAACTTGCTTCTTTGTATTCTGCGTTACTTAGCCTCATCGTTTGTACCTCCTAACTTTAATAAAATATAATCTAAAATATCTATTTGTTCGTTTAAATTTCTTCTAAAAGTTTTATATCTCTTATTGTTTATTGACATTGTGTCTTTTAAACTGTTTCTCATCTGTATATATATTTCTCGTTGTTTTTTTATAAGAGTTATTGCTTTTCTTTGTTTACTCATACAATACCTCCAGCTTATTTAATTTTTTTCGCTTTATTTATAAAATATTGTTTTACTTCTTCTTTATCTTTAAAATATCTATTACATTCCATCTGGAAGCCATCTATATCTTCTGCCATTAAATCTATTATTTTATCTTTTTGCTCCAGTTCTTGCTTTTGCCATTCCATATATTCAGCTTCAGTTCTGGCTAGTTCATCTCTCATTTCTCTTACTTTTTGAATTGGAATATAGTTTTTATCTGTGTACTGTTGTATTTTCTTTATGTTCTCAAATGGCGTATTTCCAAATAATTCTTCAAATTCTTCCTCGTTCATTTTATTTCTCACTTCCTAATATTTGCAATTCTAATTCTTGATATCGTTCGTTATCTTCTTTTAAGCTGTTCACTTCTGTTCGTAGCTGTTCATTTTCTTTCACTTTTTAATTCTCCTTTCCACCATAAAGTCCTTTTCCTATATTCATTCCACCTAGAATAAGTAACATTGCTGAAATTGCTATTGTTATTTTTATTAAAATTGCTCCAATAAGCACTTCTACTATCCCTATTATAACCGTAGTCATATTAGTGTCTTTTATAATTTCTTTAATTATTTCTTTCACATTAACACCTCTTTTTTCTTTCTTATATTTCATACTATATCTATCTAATACATCAATTAAAATCTCTGTATAAACTTGTTCGTTGTTTACTGGATTTACTGTATACCAATTTTCATTTAATAAATAATCTTTTATAAATTCAACAAATTCTTCTGCTTTCATCGGTGGATAAAAATCCCAAAATTATTTCTAGCATTTAGCCAATCCGTTAATGTTTCTTTCATTATGTATCACTCCTCTCAAAATTTCTACAAGTATAATTAGGCTCATATTCTGGAATTAAAAATTTGTCACTTAATGTACAAATTTCTACTTCATTTACTATTTTTGCTGTTTTATAAAATTTACAACTTTTGCATAATCCTCTTGTGTTAGTAATTTGTTTTTCTATAAATTTTGTTGCACTAAATGGCATATCTTATTTACTCCCCTCAACTAAATATTCACATGTTACCATTCCATTTAATATTAATTCGCACATAAAATCTTGTGCTGTTCTTACATCACTGTATCTACAATTAGCATTTTTAGGTATTCGTGGGTCTGTATCTTCCCATTTATTAATATCTATCATTACAGGACTTAAAAATATATATTGTATTCCTCTTGAAAAGCATAGATAATAACAACTATCATAAGGCTTTTTACATTTTTTAAATCCAATTTTTTCAAATTCTTTCATATCTACTATTGGTACTAACATATCTTATTTACTCCTTTACTGATAAATCTAATATTATTTCTTTCATTGTTTGTTCACTATAATTATATGCTCTGTCATCTATATATAATTGAGCTGGTAATTTTCTGTTTGTTACTCCTATGCAATTCAAATCATTCCAAAATGTTTTGTCATTACTTATACTTACAGCCTCGCACCAAAATCCTTGTTTATTCCACCAACTTATTATTTGCATTGGTTCTCTTGTAGAACATATAAAAATCGGTATTCCTGCTTTTTGTAAAAAACACATTAAGTTAATTATTTCTTTGTTATATTCATCATATATACTTCCGTCTTGCCATCCTTTTGAATATTTATGAATAACTCCATCAAAGTCAAAACATACTGCGTGTCCTTCTTTTAATTTTAAATTTAAATTTTCTACTAATATATTTTTCATAACTTTACTCCTTTACTACTAAATTTGCTCTGATTAAATCTTGTATATATTCTTCTAAACATATTTCTTGTTTTTCTATGGTACAATCTAAAGGTAATTGAAAATCAATTGTCCTATCTTTAAATATTTCTACTAAAATTGGTATTGTTTTCTTAACTAAAGGCATTGGTCTATAATAACAAATTTTTGCATCTTGTTTATCATGGTGTGTAAAATGAAATTTTTCAAGTTCTTTTAAGTCTACATCATCTCTTATTTTTAACATATCTATTCTCCTCCTACTTGATAATCTTTAATTCCAAATCTGGATAAACCTTCTCAAATATTTTATGTTTTAATTTGAATACATCTGTCTGTAATCCTTTTACATCTTCTACAATTGTTTGTCCATTCTCTTCATAAACAAAGTCTGCTATGTATTCTATTTTTCTATGTGTCTTGCCATTTTTCTTGAATCCTTCTTGTAATAGAAATGGTACTTGCAGTCTCAAGTTACTTATCTGTTTTGCTCTCTGCAATAACTTTAATTGTCTATATCTTGTTGCTTCCAAATTACTATCAAACCTTATGTTATCTACTACTATTTTTCTATTTCTGTATTTGTTCATTTAATAACTCCTTTTCTATGAGATCCTTCCAGTTCATTTGATTAGCCTCAAAGTCCTTGCATCTGTATCTACTTTTGAAATTTTCATCTTCCAATCTTAAACAACCTGTACAGTACTTACATATACCTTTCATATCTTTTAATTGTTTCATAGGCTAGTCCTCTGGCATATTGTACACTTTAGCATCTATCTCATACCAATGTACAACATCTCTTAATACTTCTTCTGCTCTTTCTCTTGTTTTGTATTTGCCTAAAAGTACATAATCATCTATACCTAATCTAGCCTTTATTTCTCCGTTTTAGTGTTAGTCCAATTATATTTATATTATCGAAATTTAGGATATTGGTTTTTCCTTGACTTACTATTATCATAACTACCTCCTACATCTGCGTTATATGTTCCATATTATTCGCTACAATATCTGCTAAATAATATCTCTTATAATCTGTTTTCTCGCCATATCTATTAGTATTGCTTTCCCATTTTGTTTTAAACTCGTAGCCGTCTTTTTTGAGTTGGTCTATTCTAGCTCCGTAATTGTGTTATACCTAAATCACTATATGCCTCCCAGCTAGATATACTTCCAAATTCTCGTATGTAATTTATAATTCTATCTTTTTGAGACATTTTCATTTGTTAATCACTCCTTTGTTTGCATAAAATTGATTTAAATCTATATTTGAGTAGTCTCTCTGTTCGTAATCTGCAAATTGTTTCCTTGGCTCGTTTCTTAACTGTGCTATATTAGGCATAAAAGTACTTGTTTTAATTATGTTTTTAATATTGTTAAAATATCTACTTGCATTTAAATCTTGTAATTGTCTAAACCAAAAATCTCTTTTTTCTTCATCAAATTTTTGATTGTATGTAAGTTCTAGTAATTTTACACCTTTTGCAAATTCTTGTTTATTCATTTAACCACTCCTCTATTGCTGATTTTTTAGTACTACTTTTATTTCTTTGTTCCCACGTTCGTATTGTAGCTTGCCAATCTTTCATTGCATTTTTGCCAATTTTCCACCCATTACTTTCATAGTAATCATAAAATTGTTGTGCACTAATATTATTTTTCCTTTCGCAACAATATTTTTGTATTTCTTCAACAGTTGGTTTTTGAAATTTCTTTTTTTTATCTTTCTTTTTAATATCATTATCTTTATCATTATCTTCTTCATCTTCTTTATCTATATCGGGTTTTTTGGCTTCCATTTGGTTTTCTTCAAAACCGTTCGGTTTTTTCAAAACCATTTGCCTTTTTAGGTCTTCCACCTTTTTTAGCGTTCTCTCTATTCTTTTCACATCTAGCTTCGTATTTTTCTCTATCCCTATCTAGTTGTGTTTTTATAAAAGAGAAAGCCATTTTTATTACGCCATCTAACTGTGGTATTTCTCTAGTTCTCTCATATTTGATTATCGCTCTCATAAGCTGACCTACTTGTTCGTCTGTTAGTAAATTGAATTGTTCTTCATAATCTAAATATATTAAGAAACTGCTTTTATCCATTTGCCTTCTCCTTTCGTAAATAAAGGGCTAGTTTTTGTTGTCTAGCCCTTGTTGTTATAATCCTAATTTTTCTAATGTGTATCGTTTACCTGTTTGCATTTCTTTGTACATTGTTCCTTTTTTAAAGTATGGTAAAGTAAAATTCTCATCTCTCAGTTGTATATTTATAAATTCTTTATTGCTACAAATAGAAGCCATCTTATAAACAGATCTAACTTTACTCCTAAAAGGTCTAACAACATCTGCTAAATACTTCTTCTCTACCTCGTCTAATATCTCTTCTTTTCTTTCAAACATTGTTTCATATTTTACTGGTCTTTCTACCTTGATGATACTTACATCATCGTTAAAATATTTTAATTGTTCATTAATGTTGCTAAAACCATAATTTGAAGTCTTGTCAACAAATATAACTTGTCCATTTTTTAATGTACATTTATCTCCATCTTTTAAATCAGCTTTTGTAAATCGTTCTTTTCGTACGAGTTCTATTTCATCTTCGCTAAAAACTTCATCTAAATCTTTTAATATATATGGATAAGGCACATCCTTTTCTACTTGTGTTATTGTAGAAATTTTGTTAATATTTCCACAACGTTCTCCTGAAATTTCACATTTAACTACCTTTACCTTATCTCCAATTTTAAATTTCATTTTAAATCCTCCTATAAATAATTTTTACCTATTAAATTTATAAATTCTTCTTTTGTATGTCCCAAATTTATGTACTTTTTCTCGCAAGTTTCTTTTAACTTTAAATCTAAACTATGTCCTAGTTTGCCATGTACTCCAATAGTTCCTCTATGATGCTCAGCACATAACCAAACTTTAAATCCATTTTCTTCTGATATTCTTCTGTTCGGATTTCCAAAATATATATGATGTTCTTCTACTGGACTATATAGTCCACATATATAACATCTTTTTTCTTCTTGTAATATCGATTTTATAATGCCTCCTTATTTTAAAGGGCGCGTGGCACTAACAATAACAATTAAAAGGGGAGTTTTGTTCATCTATTAGTGCCACTCCAACTGTCTAACAAACTCTTGATTTCAGCTGGTGTCTTAGTTTCTATTTCTAATTGCTTACATTCTTGTATTAGTAATTCAATCAATAAACTCATTTCTTTTGTGTTGTATGTACTAGAGCCATAATATGCTTGTACTTTTACGCACTTGTCTTTTCTCGAAATCTCTCTTACTAAAAAACCTAATCCTTGATTCTGCCAAATTCTTTTAAAATCTTCAAATGCTTTTTCTTCTATTATCATTGCTTGAAATGTGCCTATATTTGAAATTGCATCTTTATATATATCTTCTTTTGTTATTACAGTTTCTGGTGTTGTTAATTTTTTTGCAATTAAATCACATAAAACCCAACAATATGAATTAGCATCTAACGACCTCTTTTTATACCATTTTTTTAGTTCTACATTTAGCTTATTTTCATTTTTTAATTGTTCAATAATATTTATGTCGTTTGTATCTAATAATAGGCTTATTTTTGGTTTCCTCGTGTCAAAATCTATACTAATATCATTTATAATTCCTGTAGTTTGCATGGAAAAGCTCCTTTTTTCAAACATTCACTTAATATTTGTAGTTTTGGTAAATACTCGTTGTTTATAAAGTCTTCATCATAATCTACTTTGTGAAACTTCACTCTATCAATATCTATTTCGTTAAAATAATTCTTATAGTCTTTTTCTTCTAATGCATAAGAAACTATATATAAATTTCTTGTATTAAAAGCATACATTTCAACTTGTGCCTGTCTCCAATATTGCTTTGATACTTTAAATTCCTTGTCTATATTGTGAGTTTTAACCTCATAAATGCAATCAGCTGTATTTCCGTCCAAATTCACTCTTAATCTATCTATTATTATCTGCTTGTCCATCTCTAAATTTGGAATATTTAGTGCTTGTAATATTTTGTGCTCATAATTATTTCCTGCTTTTGTTGCTTCTGTTGAAAAATTGTTTTTAGTAAGCCCTAGTTTAATTAACCACCAGTTTTCAAATGTTTTTGTATTCCAGTTTCCAACAACCATACTTGTATCTGATGCACCTATGTAACCACTTCTATCTTGATTTTGTATCAATGTTAGATAAATCTCTTTCAAAATTACTTAAAGTATCAAAATAGCTAAATAATGCTTTTACTTCATCTTCTGTTTTGTGTAATTTTTCAGCAATTTCTTTTACTGATAATCCTTCTTTTAGCTTTTGTGTATAAATTTGTTGACATCTTTCTTTTATTTTAAATATGTCATGTCTTGATAAATCATCTTCCCAGTTATTTTTAGAGTCTTTTAATTCTTCTTTTAGCCATAAGTCAAATCCTAAACCAGTTCTTATAGCAACTCCTTTAACGAATAATCTAGTTTGACAATTCCATAATCTTTGTTGGCTCATAGAGTTGTCTTTAACTGGATTTGAACCATTTGTGACAGGTCCTCTTTGTATAAACTCTGTATCGTCAATTACTATTTTTACTGCAGTTTCATATACTTTGTTTATATTTCCTTTACTATCTTCAAATTCTCTTTCCGTCATATATAAACTGCTTCCTGTTATTTCATTTGCAATTGGTTCAAAATATACTTTTTCAGCTCCATTCTCATGTAATAAATCAACAACTTTTGCCCAATTCAAATAGTCTGCTCCATCTCTTTGTTCTACCCATTTACTTACATCAACTTTTCTTAATTCATCATAACTTTTTAACATTAAATTACACTCCTCTCGTATTGATAATTCATTTCCGCATATTCTTTTTCTTGTTCAGCACTTAATTGTTTTGACACTTCTTCAAATTCGTTTTGTGCTTCAAATTTAATTAGTTCTAACTGTTCAATATAATTCTTATCTGTCAATTCATCCATCAGTGAATCGAGTGAGCTTATTAAATTGTCTAGCTCGTCGTATCTATCTTGTAGATCCATTGACTTTCCTTTCTATCTATGCTACAATAAGCATAGAGTTCATATATATTTATTATTGAAATCTAGCTAGTTTTGAGATTGGTAGTCGCGAACTAGCTCTTTTATTTTGTTTAAAACTATTTTCTCGCTATTTAATGGACAAGCAATAGTTCTATCTGCTACATCTTTTAATAAATCTTGTAGCTTCATATTTTCTTTAACTAAAATTGTATTATTATGCACTTCTTGTTTTCTTAGATCTTTAAGCTGTTTATTTTCAAAACTCAAATCTCTAACTTGTCTTGCTAAGACAACATTTCTTGAATTTGACTCGTCTATTTCTGTTCCTAATGTTTCTTTATAGTAAATAAAACTTAATAAAACAATTAGTGCTACTAATGCTAAAAACAATGTCATTTCCTTCATCTCCTTTCTTGTAAAATTTTGTAAAATTATGTATAATTACCTCATACTAAAAATATTTTAGAAAGTGAGGTGTTATTATGTCTAGTTTTATGTGTCCATTCTGTAATTCTTCAGTTCCTACTATTTCAACAACACACCGAAACATATCTTGTTATTTTAATAAAGATATTCCACATTATTCAGACGATAATAGCTGGGAAACTTCTGCAATTTTTCAAATAGATATGTTTAGTTGTCCTAAATGTAATAAAGTTAGTTTTGTTGCTAATGGTAAAGGACTTTTAGAAGATATTTCTATTCCTCTTTATCCTAATTCTTTGGCTAAGCAATTTCCTGATTATATTCCTCAATCTATTCGAGAAGATTATGAGGAAGCATATTCTATAATCAATTTAAGTCCTAAAGCCTCTGCTACTCTTGCTCGTCGTTGCTTACAAGGAATGATTCGAGATTTTTTTGGAATTGTGAAGACTCGTTTAGTTGATGAAATTACTGCTCTCCAAAGTTTAGTTCCTCCTGCACAATGGAAGGCTATAGATTCTCTTCGTTCTGTTGGCAACATTGGTGCTCACATGGAAAGTGATGTTAATGTAATTATTGATGTTGACCCTGATGAAGCTCAAAAACTGTTAAAATTGATAGAGCTTTTAATTGATAAATGGTATATATCTCGTCATGATGAAGAACAACTTTTATATGACATTACCGCTATTGCCGATGATAAAAAATCTCAAAAACAAATTAAATCTAATCAGTAGTCTCATCTAAAGTATCATGACTAGCCAACAAATTTCCTTCAAAATCCCAGTATTGATAAATATATCTTACTGGGTCTTTTTCTGTTCCTCGTCCCAATAATGATGTTGTCTTTATAACTTTCATAACTTCTGCTTTATCTGTTCCTCTCGGTCTCGCTGTTTCCATCTTTCCCTCCTAAAATCCTATTGCTATAAATGCTGCCCAAAATAATCCGAATATTGCGCAATAAATATATTCTTTAATCTTCTGTTTTGTTTTTTTATTTAGTTTCTTTTTCATTCGTTTTTCCTCCTTAATCAAATATTTCTGTTCCTGCTGTCTGTAAGATTTCTTTAAATTTTTCGATTTCTATGCAATAACCTCCAAAATTTGTTCCGTATTTCTTACAAAAGTTAGTTGCTTTATTTAAATTTACATTATAATTTTGTGCTATTTCTTTGGCGTATAATAGCTTTGGTAAATTGCAAAGATTTTGTTTTGTGTTTAGGATAGTTTCTAACAACTCGTTAGTTCTTTGTTGTTCTCGTAATATTTGTTCTTCCAACTTATCACCCTCTTTCTTGTTTATTTTTTATCTACTTTGTTTACTTTTGTCAACATTTTGAATAAAAAAAAGGTCATCAAAGTTGCATTGTAGCGCTTTGCATATATTAATCGCTAATTTTGGACTTGGGTTTCTTTCTCCTTTAGCTAATAATGATATTGATGTTGGATTTGAATCAGCTTTTCTTGCCAATTCTCTATATGTAAAGCCCGCAATTACTATCCTTTCTATAAAATCATCTAAATTTTTTATATATACTGTTCTATTTGACATTTTATTTTGCACCACCTTTCTTTGTTGACTTTTGTAAACATTATATCATTTAGTTTACTATTGTCAATAGTTTTTTAAAAAAATTTTTAAAAACATTTACAATTGTAAATTTGTATAGTATAATTACATTTGTAAGGAGGTCGTCAAGATGAAATTTTCAACACTTGAGCTTGCTAAATATTTGAAGAACATAAGAGAAACATTAGGATATAGTATATATGATGTTAATAAATTATGCGAAATATCTCCTAGCTACCTATCTTTAATGGAAAATGGTAAGCGAAGACCTAGTCCAATTATTTTAAAAAAACTATCTTCTATATATCATATAGATTACAACGATTTATTATCTAAGGCTGGCTTTATAGAATTAGTTGAAAATAAAAAAGAAGATAATTTTCGCTATGCTTCTGACAACGGTCTTGATACTACTGGATTAACGCCAGAAGAAATAGAAGAATTAAAAGAATTTATTAGATTTAAAAAAAGTTTAAAGAAAAAGAAAGATTAGATTATGGAATTATTAGATTTGTATAATTTAACAGAAAAAGAAAAAATAGATGTAATAAATTATAAATGGATTAAAGCTAAAGCTAGAATCTTTGAAGAAGATAATGAATATAGTATTGGAATTGATTATAATAAAATAGATAATTCTACAGAAGAAAAAGAAATTCTTGCGGAAGAATTGGGCCACTACTACTGTGGAGCCCTTTACTATATTGATTCAGACATTGCTTTAAAAAGAAAGTGTGAAATCAGATCAAAAAAATGGGCTTACTCTGTACTAGTTCCTTTTCAAAAATTAAAAGATAAAATTGCACAAGGTTTTGACTTATATGATTTAGCAGATTATTTTAATGTAGATATTAAATATATGATTAACTGTATTGACTTCTATGCCGAAAAATATGGTATATTAGTTTAATATATAAAAGAAGGATAGTGCTGTCGCCAAACAAGACACTATCCTAAACACAAAACAAAATCTCTTTGCAGAGCTTTTGCATATTTATGATAGCACAAGTTTACTAAATATGCAATACCTCTGTAAATGGATTTTAAAAGAAATTTATGGAGGTTTTATTTATGGAAAGAAAAAATCAAAAAACAAGACAAGTTGGCAATGGCGAAGGTTCATTATATTATAGTGACTCGTTAGGTCGTTGGATATTTCAATATTATGATACTCAAGGTAAAAGACAAACTCTGAAACAAAGAAAAAAAGAAAGTGTTAAGGAATTTAAAGCTAGAGTAACGCAAACTAAAAATGAATTAAATTTAGGGAGTTATATTTGTAAAAGTCCTGAAAGTATTATTACTTTAGCTAAACAACATATTGATAGTAAGCACATGGATGGTATTACTAGTGATAGAAGCTATAAAAGAGATTTAGAAACTTTAGAGCAAATAAGAAATACCTGCTCTACATTTTGTGATCTACCCATTCAGAAAGTAACCATGAAGCACATTGAAAATGCCAAGAAACAAATTAAACAATATTCTAACAGTACTATTGATAAAATATGGTGCTTGTTAGGAAAAGTATTTAATATGGCATGCTCTCCATCTAGAAAAATTTTAATATACAACTTAATGTTAGATGAAAGCTTACGCAAGCCAATGTCTGAAAAGAGAACAAAAAAGATATCTCCTTTGAGCGACAAATCTCTTGAAAAGCTCAATAACATATTAGATAACGAAGAAAGATATCATCCCTACAGAAATACAGTAAAAATGCAATGCATTTCCGGAATGAGAATCGGTGAAGTATTAGCTCGTTCTATAGATGATTATAATAAACAAACTAAAGAATTTAATGTACACAACACTCTAACACAAGATGATAAATATCATATTATATTAGGAGAACATACAAAGACATACAATAAGAAAACGCAAATAGATGAAGGACAGAGATACCTTCCATTAGATAATAAATTGTTTTATGAATTAGTGTATATAATTGAAGAACAAAGTAAGCAAAAAGTAAAAAATATTTACAACTTATTATTTTGGGATTATAAAAAAAATACTTTTGTGACTCCTGGTGAAATCAATTCTTGGCTAAAACGATTAAACGCAAAATATCATATTTGTATATCAGAAGAACTAACTACACACAAATTAAGACATACTACTTTAACACGTTGGAAAGAACTTGAAATAGATCTCTCTGTTATTCAATACCTAGCAGGACACGTTGAAGGAAGCGACATTACAGAGAACGTTTATATTGAAACTAAACTAGAATTTGTAAAAAATCATATATCTAAAATATCTTAAAAAGGTCTATTGCATACTTACTGCATACTTTTATAATATAAAAAACCTAGAAATGTCTATTTATCTAACATTCTAGGTTTTTTATATGTTGGTGACCCCTACGGGAATCGAACCCATGATTCAGCCTTGAGAGGGCTGCGTCTTAACCGCTTGACCAAGGGGCCTTTTAACTTGCTTTATTAATATACCACATTTGTATATTTTAGTCAATACAAGCACATATAAATTTTATATGTTTAATGTATATTAGTCAATCATATGTCACACTTTATTTAAAAATATATACTTTGGAATA